CGGTGCATAGCGTTCAAGGCTTGCAGATACAAACCACTTTGCAGTTCTTCCTCAAGTCTTTCGAGGCGGAACCGTTTTAGTGATAGCTTGAACCGGGACGTATGTCTCGATACAAGTTGTCTTGGATCTGCAACGTTGTCACCCCCCCAAAGTCGCTTGTCAACGTAAGTAGCGTACTTGGACCACACCTCGAAGAAGCGTGGGTCGCAAATATCGCCAAAACATTGACCAGCCCATTTCCTCAAGCGATTGAGGAAGTGGATCAGTCTTTCGACTGTGACGATGGATTCTTTGACGTAGAATGGGGTAACGTCAGCACCTCTGTAGTAATGGCCTCCGCAAGATTCGCGAAAGTACCCTTTCCACTCTGACTTTTCGGTGTTAACCGTAAAGCCAAAGTACGAAAAGGTTCTAGCGAGTCGAGCTGCCATCTTACGAGGGACGATTATGTCGTCCCCGTACACAGATATCCTACCACGAGTACCAGAGTAGAAAGCAATGGCACGAGCAAGAGTCCAAAAGATTAAGGACTCAAGCTCGAAAGTAAAACCATTGCCCATACTCGAGAACATAGCGTTCTCGTGTACGGATTCCCCTATCAATGTTCGCTTAGAGCGAATAGCATCGAGAAGGAGAAACCACCCAGGGGGCAGTAAGCGGCCCACAAGACCAGTAGTCACCGAGTCCGACGCAGACGAAAGATCAATCGTGGCTAAGGAGCCATCGATCGATCCACGCCTCGCAAGATCGCGGTTAACTGACTGATCGTTGAGGTTTATGCCGGCACGATGAAGTCGTCGACGGATGAAATCGCCAACGGCCTTTTGTGCATACATATTGAGATCGGGTTCCTTACAGGCAACCCTATCAATATCGGTGCGCTTCGGTACCGTGAACATCACGTTACCCTCCACAAACTGTGGTCGTAAGACCTCAGGGTGGTTGAGGAACCAACCGGTGTTCTCCAGTATCATTGGGAGAACATACGGCCAGGCCTCTAGGGTTACGTGCGCTTGACCCATGAACTTGCGGGCTACCGATCCGGTGCCCCGCTTAACGCGGGTTGATGCTCCACCTGTAAAAGAGCCGTTAAAGCTCTTCGGAGGTGAATCACCGATAACCTTCCTGATAAACCTCGCCGCGAGGTCTAACACTTCGTCTGCGTCTGCGTAGCCAAAGTCGGCTGCCGCAGAATACATACGAATGTTAGTCTTCACGTTCCCGTGTTCTGTCTTGAGCCACTTCTCAATGGCTCTTTGAGCACGAACATCAGCTGGGTCGGTATCCGGACCGACGTACTTCGAGAGAAGTACGTCAGCCAGATAATCGACTGCCTTTTCGCCCTTATTCGCGGTTAACGCTGCGGACAAATCGGCAATGATGTTCTCATGCAGACTAGGTCTAAAGTCTATGCAGAACGACTGTCTCTGCTTATGACTCACGCTGGGGTCTCCTCAGCTTGTCGTGGAAGTGAAGGAAAGAAGCTCTCTTACGAGAAGACTTCCTCAGCCTTCACAATGGTATCGTTCACCAGAGTTTTCGACGCGTCGAGGCTGCTGGCAAACATACCAACAACATCGTCGCGCTCATCCTCGGACGAATCCTCGGAAAAGGTGAACGTGGCATCCACGATAGACTCACGAACGACCTTGGGACGAGAAATCCCATTGATCGTCTCCGTCTGCACGACGGGAACCTGAAACACGATTCGACGCTTGAGCTTGCCGTTCACACGGCGAGTCGAGATCGAAAAGCGTTTGTCAGCGGCCGGAGTGCCGTTACTCTCAGTTACGAGAGCAACGCCATCACGGTTGCTGCGCGGCAGGAAGGTGTGGTTCGCCGGAGTGGCGGCGCGGTCTGTGAGGACCAGCGACGTGAAAGAAGGCATGTTTATCGCCTTATCTGAGCTAGCAGCGCGACAGCACTGGTAGCGGTTTCGGTGGAAAGGGGATTCTTCCAGTATGGGAGAACCCAGGGCCACGTTGAGTAGGTCGACCGTTTCACGTTGATAAATCTGTGGCGCGCCTTAGGCGGTGATCCTCCCCAGGCATACCCCTGACTCAATGCAATTGAGGCAGTGGCAGCTTGACGGGGATCACAACCTACGATGTCACCATAGATCTCATACGTTCGACAGCCGGCCACGAAAGTGATGCCTAGAGTGGCACTCAGCGACTCGAGCCACATCCCTACCGGGAGGGCCCAGTCAACTACGAACGAAAGACGAGTGAGTTCCCATGCTAGACTCAAAGGGTTGATAAGACCCAAAGAGTTCAACACGGAAAGATCGCTCGTCACCATTGCCCAAAACTTGACCCGACACGACTCAGTACCCTTTCCCTCAAAAGTAAGTAAAGAGGGAGATTGGCCACTGATGAAATCGGCCGAGGATCTTGGGATGGTGATCGTTCGTGTAACGTTGAACAGGAGATACTTCTCCCTAAATCCTTTCTGGATTAGTTCAACGCCGCTGAAGATATCACTCAACAACGGCCTCCAACCATACGCCCACGAAAGCCATAGGCTAAGTGGGTTTCTGCGAAGATCGCGAATCGTCCTCTGGACTGTCACAGGGACAGACTGATTCTGAAACAACGCTCTCCAGGCATCAGAGTATCTGCGATTTCTGAAGTAGAGAAGAAACCTACTCAGAGTATACAGAGACGAAGATACCATGTTGAAGGTTTCCTTCAACTCACCGAGAGCCGCACCAAGGTTCAGCGAACCCTGTTGCAGCTTTGAGAGGGCCTCGGCTTCACAGCGAGAACGAAGATTTAGGTCTTCGGTCAAGCCGTTGAACGTCGAAGGAGTGGAGGGATACAACGGTCGTAAGACCGAGGTATGTCTGGGGTTATCACCCCATATCCTCCACTGTTGGGAAACGCCTGTGCGATATGTCATATCCCAGGCGCCACTGGCGCTATCGAAGCGTGACACGATTCTCTGGTACGCAGTCGGCTTACGAAATCCAGGAACCAGGGGGCTCTCGCCACCTGGAATCGTAGGACTTTTGTAAGAACGACTGTGATAAATTAAACCAGAGTTAGTGTTGCCTACGGTAGACACAGTAGGAGCAATCTGCTGAAGCTTACGTGAAGACGTGGCTTGAGCAAGACTGAAATTCCCAACCGCGTTAGTATGTGCAGGCACATACGGCATCAGCTCCCTCCCCACGCTGTTAGCGTTGGGGCGGAGCATCGAACTCGCCCGACATCTATGACATCGGGCGAGCCCACGACGTCTAGATTCAAGATCAGCGTGAGCCAATCGAGAATCGTTAACGCCAAAGTGGTAGGCAGAGCCGTTACCTGTATCCAAGCTAGCTGGAATGTATCACCATTACTGGTAATAACCCCAACTAGCTGTACGCAAGTATCGGTCATGCCGTACCACCTGGAGAGAAAGTGCGCTGCGTGTCAATCGACACGTCATGTTCAGGACCTGTGAAAC